CTGTGATTTAAAATGAGAATGTTACGGTAAACGCGAGATGCTTCAAACTCACTAAAAAGGTGCTGAGATGATACAAGGTAACCATTCCATAATTGAGCCTCAGGAAACGGAAGATCGATTTGATTTATTGCTCCGGGGAATAATTCTTGCAGTATAACGTCGCTGATCTGATCGGCCAGCATGTATCCGCCGTTATTGGTTGTTCCTGTTGGGAAAACAGTGGTTACGTCTAACTGTAATTGAGTATTTTGGTTTACCGCGCACTTTGGGGATGCGTCCTGCAGGGTTTGGTTTTGTATCAGGACGTAGGCTTCAACTGGGATATTGCCATAGTTGAAAACGGCGGGCGGCTTTGTGAGGTTCTCGTCATCCATGGGGATGGCCTTACCCTGATAGGTCAATGAGGCAAATTTTTGCAAGTATGCTTTTCGCAAATAGTGCTTTACCTCGATCATTCCCAAATGTAGCTATTTAAACTAACAAACCTAGGCCGACCCAAAACAACTGTAACGTCATAGTATCTTGCCAACTAGGTTTGTTATTGTTGCAAATTTAGCTATCTTATCGCATCAAATAAAATCTTTCTTATTGCCTCGGGCAACTTGGCTGAATACTCAAAGAACGCGGGAAGGAGGAAAGGTTTCTTTATCAGTCTACCTTTCCCGTTTATGTAGTACCGCCGTGCTACTTGCTGCCATTCGGATGGCAGGGTTGGAACGTACTGGGCAGCGCTGTCCCCGGTTCCGAACTCTACGTATGCCGCGAAGTTACCGGCCTGGGCATCTACATCCACCTCTCCAGTGTACCCGTCAGGGAGGATCTTACCGTGAATGAATGATGCAAGATTAGTATTGTTGGCCTGGGTTCTCCCCGACGATGAAGTTAATGGCAGATTTTCTCCCGCAGACGGGGCTAATGCAATAGCCTTTCTCTCTATATTATATGTAGTCAATTCGATTTCAGTCTTTACGTCCTCCTGAACTTGAAGGCTGTAGGTCTGAAAGAACGCAGCTGCTTGTGATACTCCTATTACTGCCATTACGTGCTAACCAAGTCGCCGGGGTTTCTCTGCACGGCATTAAACAAAACGTACTCCTGGTAAACCACATCGGGGTTATATCCGAAGATCACAAACCAGCATCCGCGCCATTTAAGGATCATGTCGTTCTGAATGTTCTTGTCATTCCTGTAACGAACCTGGAATGTGTAATAAAGCTCCACATCAGAAACTCCACCCTCGTTGCGCCTGAATGATTTTGCATGTGATACCTTGGCGCTCGTTGACCAGTAAACTTCCGAATTAGGGAATGATCCGCCGAATTCGCTCGGGATGTTGTCCTGCGCCCAAATGTCGATCTTCTGGTTTAGGTAGCCTGACACGACCGTTTTATCACCTCGCCTGGTCATTGGATCACCAAGTTTTGAGAGAATCTATTAGCTATGGCCAGTATCGCCGGTGGAAGTTCCATGTCGGTTGCCCCCTGCTCTTTTATTAGGTAGTCAGTAAGCATTAAAACTGCCTGCTTTAAAACTGCAGGTAGCACAACGTACCCGGTATTATAAACCACATTGTAAAAGGTAGGATCGCCGGCAGTCCATGTCCACGGCAAAGGCCAGCCGCCGTATATGGGATAAAACCAGCTCGTTACTCCACAATCCCCGCCGTCCGTAATAATCTGCTTATAGGTAAACCCGGATAGCGTGTAATCGTCTGTAGTTAACAGGTCGGTGCCGTTCTTTGTTACACTGATAATCTCCTGAGTAGGGCCATATGGCAACTTTAGTCGCCCCCCCTGAAACCAAACCTCTGCTTTTTTAACGCCGAAGAATGTATTGGTATATCCTTCCAGTTTTTCGCGGGCAGCGGCCAGCATGATTAGTAACGAAGGATCCTGTGCCGTGTAATCAGCATCAATGTGAGAAAAAGCCTTAACCTCGGCCAGGGTGACCGGCTCTGTTTCAACGTCCTCCAGGACGGCTATTTGAAACCCTTCGCGTGACCAGTTGTTCATGATCAAATATAGCTATTTTATTTCTTCCGGGAAACTTGGGGATTCTTCCAGGTTAACGTGAAGCTTCACAATGCATGTCGCCATGCAATTCACTTCATCATGAACCCTTGTGAATATTATTCCTGATATGATTTCCCCGGAAGGTGTTTTTAAATGATTATATCCGTCTTTTACTATTACCGTGCAAAATTCAGGGTCATGGTATTTTTTCATTTCTTAAATGTTTAGTATAAAATTGTGGCATCTTTTGTCCCCACCGATAAAGGTGCAACACATACACGCCCAGCATGATGCCTTTCCGCTTTATTTTCATGGAAAACTCACGGTCAAAAAATAAGGTGTGCTCCCTGAATCCGCCGACCATTTCCCACGTGCGCTTATGGAAAAGCATTAGCATGGCAGCGATGGGGCCGGTATGGGGAATACATTCGCCATAATGCTTTTCGTGCATCTCTGTAGCGGCTGCGATGTGCTCCGTTATACTGTCAGAATTAAACATAGCCCTGATAACCTGTTGTGGGACCCCTAGGCGGTTAGTAACACACCCATAAAGATCATTTTTACCAGACATAGCAATTTCCTCTATCTGAGCCTTTGTGTCAGGTCGAAGAAAAAGAACGTCCTGATCGGTTAGGCAAATCCATCCGTCCGGCGCCGCTTCTATGGCATCATTCAGGGCCTTCCCAATGTTCTTGTCAGTTCGGTAAGGGGAAAGATAGGCTATCATTTGTAAGAGCAATAATAAGCGTTATTCATTTCCTTTTCGAACAGATCACGGTTCGCTTTTAGGTGCTTTATACGCTCCGATCCCGGCACGCTGCTTTTCACTTCCTGGTAATAGTCCATGCTGTGAAACAATTTCAGGCTATGTGGAACGTCCATATACGGAAAAGGCGTCAAGCCAGCGTTAAACACGCGCCGGGAGTAATTTACATGCTCATACCCCCATCCGGCAAAGCGTTCATCAAAACCTCCTACTAAATACAGAACACTACGGCTTATGTACAGCATGCACCCGCATGGGTTTTGATATATCCCAGGCGATACCATTACGCGGTTACCGTTTGCTCTGCCGTCTGCCAGTTTGGAGAACGTGAACGACATATGCAATACCCCGTAATTGATGTATTCCATATGCCAATTATCAACTATCGGCCAGCAGTCATCATCAAAAAGGAAAATGTGGTCGCATTCGTCGAGTTCGGCAAGGTTTTTATTCTTAGCCCTGGCAATACCTGAAACGTCTTTAACGATTGATAGCTTATGAATCCCCGGCGTATGCTCTATTATTTTTGCCGCCGTCTGTTCCCACAATGGACGACTGCTGGTCGTGGTTATGCCTATCCCGATCTTCACAGTGCAAAGATTATGTTTTCAGCGTTCCGGTGAATTTCTTTGAGGCCGAATTTTCTGCAATGTTCGGTGTACCTCTCTGCCAGGGCATGGGATCCGTTATGCTCGATACAGAGGCATTCGCAACCGACCTCTTTTAAATCGATCTGCTGAAGTATTTTCCAGTCCCAACCCTCTGCATCTATGGTAATGAAATTAAACTTCCTGTTCCATTGCAATGGACGTGCATAAGACAACAACACAAGCCCATAAAAACAGTTGAACGGCATGCCATCAACCGATACCTTCTCGTAATCGCAATGCCTCCACTTTGATTGTATTTGCAACCCTGATACCAAGGCGACATCGTTACCACCATAAACGTGGGCGCCGCTATCGAAAAATTCAAACTCCCCAGTTTCCTCTGTGATTGCGTAGTTTACCAACACTACCGGCAACCCGGACTCATCGTATAGTTCACTTAGTTTTGCGTATGCTTTCGGAGAGGGCTCAACTAAAAACGCCTGCCACCCATTAAGAATTAGATCGCGGCTGTTACTAAAGGTCATCCCATCATTGCTACCTATATCCAGGACGCAACCTTTGCGATCACCGAAATAACCGGCTACTATCTCCGCTTCCCTATTTTGTGAATGCCACCTCATAAACCCCTCGCCTTAATTATAATCGTCTCATTGGCAATCTTATCGTAAGGACCCGCGTACTGCAATATTTGGTCGCCCGGGTGATACAGCGTATTCAGCCCTAATAGGTGCGCTACAGCGCTGCCGCATGAGTTATCGTGCCGGTGACCTAAGCAGCGTTCATCTTCGCTCTGTGACCTGTCGTTATTATTCCATGCACCGTGAAAATAACCGTTCATCATTGATTTTCGGTACATCTCATAAAAGCGTTTCGCTTTCTTGTTGTGAATATCAATGCCCAACATACCGGCATTCCCGAACATCCGCATACCCATAGCGTCGTCACGGCTGATCCCGAAATAGTTTAACGTCCTGTCATTTGTCCATGTGCCTAAGAAATGACCGCTGTCCTGCATTAATATCCCATCCCGGTCTATCAGATCGAACAATGGTTGAACAGGGCATATAGCGAAGCAGGACGCGTCCAACCAAATCACCTGATCATATCCCCGTTCAAAGGCTACGTCCATAGCGTGGATTTTAAAAGCGTAATTACTTGCTTCGTGCATTGGCGAACCCACGGCCTGTTCGCCAATGAACGCGAAAAAATCACCCTGAAAGTTATCCCTGAGCGATTCCCCTAAACGGGCAACGCCTTTTATGTAATGGCCTTTACGGGTTGCAAGGCTGACTATAGCGCGTTTCATTTCTTTGAGATGTATTTGTAGTGATAGATATTTCCATGAACGATAGTTTCCGTTCTAAGCAACGGCAGTAACTTCATGCTGTATTCGTAATCTTCCCGGAATTTAATAGGTGGAAAACCTGCCAGTAATGCAAGTTCTCTGCGAACAGGGGAAATATGATTTGGTGTCCGAAGATGTACTCCATCTACCGTTTTCCATGCCCCATATTCCTTTGAGATATGCCATTGCGTTTCTTCCCGGCCATTCGTCGTAATGGTGCCGCTGATCCCGATACAGTCCGAACCTGATTTACACGCCTCCAATATAAGAGCAATGTAATCCGGTGATACCTCGTCGTCGTCATCGATAAACACAATGTATTCCCCGGTAGCCCGTGAAAGTAGCTTGTTTCGCTTTGATCCTATCACACAGTCACAATCCTCTGTGATAATCTCGACTTCTGAATGCAGCCGAAGCGATGCCAGCAATGACGCAAGCATATCGGCCCTTTTTGGAATGGTGGCGATTAGGATGGATAGCGTCACAGTGCTTTTTTAAGATTGTCAATGTCCTCTTTGGTGAGGTTAAGTTCGTAGGCGTTGGATTGTTCTTTGCCGTTTATAGTCGCCCTGGCTCCGAATACCACAAAAGCACCCTGCTCACCTTTATGAACCTGTAAAAACTCATTACCGTGTTTTATTTCTAGTGTTTTCATATTACTGCCATTTTATCGCACCGTAAGGTATTACCGGGTTTTCAATCCCGAAGTTTGTTTTTAGGCGATCGTTGAACAATGCCTGCCCCTGCTTCCATGTTAGATCATTTTTTATATTAATGGAATCCCTTTTGGTTTTTCCAGTACTGTAGTGATTGTGAGGGAAGTGGATAGGAAGATCAATCACGCGGCAAAGCATGTGGCCTACTGCAGTCATTTCCTGATCAGAAAACATGTGCTTGTAGTCTGGGTGATAAACGTATCCGAACCGATTGTAATACGCTCTGTCCATGATAGGAAGCGTGATCAATGTTGGTTGAATACCGTCCTGTGTTTTGACAAGGTAATCAGATTTACCCTGCAAGGCAGACAGCAACATGGTATCCCAATTTTGAGGGCAATCGAAATCGTCAGAAACAACGACTATCAAATTACCTGTCGAATGAAGCGCACCGTTGTTAATAGCTTCGATTGCCGACTTATTTGGAAGTGCTATTGATCGTCTGCCAAATCTGTATTGGTATTGGGCAATGTCTGGATCAGTGGTATCGCACATCAAAAGGTACTCTATCCCGTCCGCGTAACTCGCTTTACCCAAAAACTTTCCCATAGTTTCGGATGCCATGTTTACGCGCCCCCGGCTCGGATGTACTACACTTATCTTCATAATTCAACCCATTTAAATGATGTATCGATCTCTTTGCCTTTTGCTTTGGTTATCAGCGGCCCGTAAGCGCATATCTCTACTCCGTCAACCATGAGTGTTGTAATTGTCTCGTGGATATTCTTGGTTACCCGGTTCTTGAAAAAGTCGTTAAACTCATCTGGCGTGGAAAATACGAATCCCCTGGCATGAAGCACCCCGGCAACTTTTGCCAGCACATCGCGCAAGTACTCCGACTGGAGTTTCTCGGCGAAGTGGTGCATGGGTATTTTATTGCGCTTTGCCATGGGTGACTTTGTTACTAGGTTTCTCACAGGCAATATAGTACTCAATAGCTATCCTCATAACCGCGCACCGAGAACGCTTTTGTTCGGCAGCGATACGGGTAATCGCCTCGTTAGTTTCCGCCGTTACTCGGGTGTCTACCTTAATCATGTGGAAATGCTTTTACTTCAATAGTGGCTGAAAATGAAAAAGAATCAACCTCGGTTGACTGTGTAGGTACATGGCTCATCATTTTTCTGTAATCAGATTCAGATACAAGTATGCCGCCGTCATCATCGATATAAGCGTCAATAGTTTCGCCTGTTGATTCTATCGTACCCTTTAATTTTCTCATGAAACAAATCTACCACTTTATCCCACAATACCAAACAAAAAGCCGGAAACTTTTACGCTCCCGGCTTTGCCTCCACATATATCGCCTCTTTTTCTTAGGTAGTAGCGTTCAATTCTGCAATCGCGGTAGGGAAATCCCCGGTTACGAATGCAGGGCGTTCGTGGTTTTTCACACGACCCATACCGTATAACTCAGCACGTACGGTAAGTAAGTTCTTTACGAACTGGTCATTGATGTAACCAACATCGATTCGCAGGTTTTCCACAAAGTTAAACAGGTACTTGGTGAAATCCCCAACGATAAACTGATCGTCCTCGATAAAGTTACTGGCAATGATTGGGATGCCTTTGATACGGGTGCTAGCCTCATCCATGAAACGAGGATACAGGTACATGCCGTTCAGGGCTGATTTCTCCAAGTCCATCGAGGTGTAAGTATCCTCCGATACCAGGATGAAATTAGGGTTGAAGCCGCCGATCTCAGGCGAGGCGTTTTCCGCGCCCTTGCGAACCTGGCCGATAGCAGCACGAAGAACGTCACCACGGTTAGCGTCAACAACAGTACCAGCAAGCGAACCAGCGGCAAAGTCAGTTGCATAATATGTGATCCCGTAGATTTCGTTCGTTCCGGTTCCGTTCAATACTGCTTGGTCAAGTTTGTTGAACAGACGGCGGGTTAACTCGAAGCGAATTTCCTGCTCCAGCATAGGCCAGTTTAACAGGGCCTGCCGGGAAACTGGTGTCCATACGGCGATCATTTCTGCGGTAACCTTGTTCTCTACGTACGTCCAGTTCATGGACGCTTTTTCCGCCCCTTCATCTGTCTGCCATCCCGGTGCGCCAGATCCGTTTACCAGCTCAACCCATGAAAGAGGGTTTGAACCAGGGCCACCAGTCATGGTGCTGATCAGGTCGAATATGAATCGTTCCGGTAATCTTGGGTAATCCACACCCTGTTCGCGCAAGCCGATAATTACACGGTCACCAAATGACGCGGTAGTGATCGGGGAAACCGCTTTCAGTTCGAATTGAACTACGCCGGATTTGCTGGAGTGGATCGCTTTCAGATCAGCGGAACGGGCCTCAAACTGCGCCTTCAGCTGGCCCATAATGGTGCCAACCTGCTGATTGATGATACCGCCCATGCCACGAACCTTAATGGCTAATTCGTCATGCTGTTTCTGCATTTCTTTGATCAGCGTATTGAGGCCTGTGATCTTACCGTTATCTTCCTCTACTGCAATGTTTTTGAATGACATTGATTCAAGTGCTTCAGTAGCGAGTTCTTTGATCAGGGTTTTTGATGCCTCTGATTTGATTTCCTCAGTAATGAATTTATCTTTGTTTGCCATAAAAATGGCTGTTGCTTTTTCGGCTGCAATGCGCTCTACCTCTTTTATCGCATCAGCCTTCCTCTGCTCATCAGCGGTCAATTGAGCTGCACCGCCCGCACCAGCTGCACCGGAATCACGGTGTATAAAAATTCTTTTCATTGTCTTTTTAAGTTAAATAGTCAAAAATTGATTCACACTTTGCATGGGTGCCATCAGGCGGCGCAAGCAATTCAAATATGTCGTGAGTGGTTTTAACCGGCTCATTCTTACTTTCTACTATAATTCGGGTGGCATCATTCGACCCACCAGCCACAACCAACGAACCCTCTTTGTAAATTCTCAGTTCCTCAACCCCCCAAAAATAGCCATCCTCCATAGCCTGTTCTTTGTTGGCTATACTATTGATCCGGCTGTCGTAATAGGCTTTATTTTCAGCCATATCTTTCGAATCGGAGTTGATCGCCAGTTTCATTCGCTCGTAAACCATGCGAATGCTGTTCTCAAATTCTGCCGATTTTCCTTCGATAGCAGCCAGCACATCGGGGCGGTTAATCTTCGCCTTTGGTATGCCGAACACCAACCCCTCTGTTTGTCCTGGGTATGATTTACCCACTAACGACCATTCGATTGGGGCAACGAACATTTGCACGTCCTTTTGCCATGCTAACACCGAATCATACTTAAGCTCATGGTCAAGCGCGTACATTACTTTCCCCTGCTGGTCTATGCAGGTCTTCGCAAAACAACCGTCAAAGTGAACGTCCTTATGGCTGTCCATGTAACGGGTTGTTGAAATCACCGGATATATGTAATCCGACTTAACATCAAATGAAGCCTTTCCGGTTACATGCACTTTGCTTACGTCCAGGTTTAGGTATGAAAATTGCGCCTTGTCAGCCCCCTTGTAAACCTGCGCTTTCTTTAGCCCTATGATCTTTTCTTCGCTTTCCTTCAACGCGGCAAACATCGCCTCTTTCGTGGCAAATTCGCGGTCAGGAAATTCTATGCACTTTATCACTTCTTTACAGGGCGATTAACGTAAGATTGCTTTTGCTGAATGGATTCTTTCAGAGATTCGTTTTGCTGGGCCTCCTTAGTTTGCGCCAGCTTTTCGAGATCCTGTTTTATTTCCTGTTTGCTCATCGGGATAAAGTTAAATAATATCGAACAAATTAAAAGAATTTTTATTTTGATCCCTCATAAGCCTGTTATATAGCCGTTCTGATAGGTAAATGCACGTACACCGGCAATTACATCGCTCTTTTGCCGGCAATTCAACATCACCGGGGGCCAGTGCAGGCGATCCCCCAACGCTAAAGTGATCGTCTATGGGCAGGAATGTATCATTAAGCGCGATATGAGTTGACCGCTCTCTATCATCGCCCCGGCCAATCCACTGTTTATATCCTTTCTGACCTGCTTCTGAAAGCCAGCTACGGGCACCTGTTATCTTTCCCAGGTTAGATGCAGTTGTGGTCTCCGTCCTGGCAATTAAAACGGCTCTCTGCCGAGATATCTCCCGTCCAACCTTTTTCTGAATATATGCAGCGGTTTGGTCTGCGTTCAGCTGGTTGTCATAGGAATATGTTAAAGCGTTCCTTATCTCCTGCTTTGTGGTTTCTGCGAGTTCATTGTCGATTCGGTAGGCGTAATCTGTGGAATAGTCATAGAAAATCTTTCTCCATACTTCTGTGAGAAAAGAAAGCAACGCCTTTACTTCGCCATCGGCAGCTCGGATTGCATAATATTGCCTTTTTGCTGACAGTTGCCCAATGATCTCATATGCCTCGTTCATTGGTATCTTAAAATCTCCCTGCTGGATTAGCAAATCAAGTGGCGGGTTAGTATCACCCGTTCTCCGAATGAAGTCAATGACCGGCTGAATTTGCTTTTGGAGCGCGCGTAGGAATATTGGATACACCCGGACGGCGTAACGCTTATGCTGTTTCTCGTATAGCTCCGATTCGGTCATACAATGCTATTAGCTTTTCTTTTGCCTCTTTACGCTTTCGTTCTTTGTTCTGCTTTGAGCGCCAGCAATCGGAGGGAATAACAGGTATGGCTTTGGCGATAATCTCATCCAGTTCGTGCAGTTCATCGGTAGTCATATTGCTTTGTAGGAGTTACTGGTTCATCAAAGTTTCCGTCCTGGATCTGCTGCATAGTCTTCTTTGTGCCTGATACCAGGTAACCGTTCATGCCTTCGGTGGTTTCGTCCGCATCGAACCCGAAAAGCTTACGTTTCTCATTTTGGGTGATAAAGTCAGCATCCCCATATGTTTCCTTTAGCAATTTCTGGTCGGCCGACAGTTCCGTATAAGCCTTAAAGTCATGTTTCAGGATGATCTTTTGTGCTGGATACCAGTCTTTTACTTTCCTGGAAATCATCGCGTCGAACTTCTTCTCATTTGGGAGAACGACATTTATTACCAACGACTGATAGGCAGATTTAACGTTATTCTCCGTACCTCCTGACATATCTCCCACCAATATCGGGGACACGCCGAATAAAGCCCCTCCGTCTTTCCAGTTCACTTTCTCAGCCTCGATCAACTGCAGCTCGGCGAGTGTATCACCCAATTTCTTTACATCGACATAACCGTTTGTCACATGGGTACCTTTATTGTTGGCGGCTCCCTGCCATTCCTGGGCTAATGTTGCCTTGATAGCCGATACCTGATCCGTGGTTAATTTACCTTGTCCCTTAGGGCCTGTAAAGTCAACGTCTGAGTGAATGATAATACCGGTAGAACCATTTACGAACGCACGGCCTTGCGCCTCTTGGTTGGCCTCGTTGGTTGATATTGTTTTTGCGCCCGGCACGAGTGGGGAATAGCCGCCTAATATTGGATCAAATGGCGACCACTGGGCCATGTGAAACATCTCGTCAGGCATTATAGTGATCTTCTGACCTGACCACGTTGTAAAAACATAGTATGAAATAGGTGCATTGAAATTACCATCAATTCGAACCGGCTGAACCAATTGCGAAGGAAGACAGTGAAGATGTACGGGTTCTGTGGCGTTCCTGCCCTCCGGATTACGCTCGGGCCAAATATAGCCATCGCCTGAAATGAAATAATTGAACCAAAATGATTCTCGTAACTGTATGCCTGTTTGGTACTCGTTGGGATATTCCAACAGATCTATTAACGGATGTGATTCAACCTCCCTAAGCGCCTTCATTTCGAGCAGATCGTATTTCCCTGATCTGTTACTATCAGGCGTAAAGTTAAAACGCTTCATCCTTGTTTCGGCCTTGTCGTCTATCACCTGATATGGGATCAATGGCACCTCAATCATCTTTCTTACCAGGACATTGGCGTAGGAGTAAACGACCTTGTTGGCATATCCGATCTGCAATTGAGCCGTTTTATTCCATCCCATCCAACCGAACACACCTCCAAATGCCATCACATACGGATTAATGGCCTGCTGTATGGATGTGGCCTTGGTTGTGAACCATCCCTTTACATCCTTGATAATCTGCTTAATCTGCATAGGGGTAAAAGTAAATATTTTATACCGGATTATAATCCCATTCGCTTTCGGGTGATAATTCAAAATACATTCTCATCATCAAGGCGTCTGAAATGTCCGGAGATCTGCCAATCATCTCCTTAACCTCATCCTTTGGTAAAACTTGCTTTTTGGCATCCTTATCCATGTTATGCTGCTTAACCTGCTCCAATTCTTCGGTTATCCGGTCACGCAAATCCGTGCTTTCGCAATTTACAAAAACCAAATCAGCGTTAATCTTCTCGGCGAGCTTAAAATAACATTGGCTTTTCAGGTGATTAAAGTTTTGCCCATAGAGAGCACTGGAGTTATTCACAAACCCTATACAATCGAGCTGATCGACTACGCCGCCACCCACACCATCTTCGTCAATGATTATATTTGCCAGCGGAACACCATATTGCTGCCTCATGTCCTCGATTTCCTTAGCTACCCATGTTGTAGACTTCTTTACAAGCTGCCTGATGTCCATGGCCCTTAGGCCGTCCCAATAAATAATAGTGGTCGTGTCCGATCCAAATCGAGCAATGTCGGCAGATATGTATTTATGGCCCTTTGCAACGAAGCTGTTAGTAAAAATCCCGCAAATTTTCTCGAAAGACATTAACGAAGCCGGATCGTCATCATATTCCCAATTACCGTAATAAAGGCGCTGCATGGTGTTTTTATCAAGCCTGAGCAACGATTGAAGATACGATGGGTGAAGATGTGGATTATCTGTTGGTAGCGCTTTAATGAATCGCCTATAAGCAGGCAATGACCCATCCCTAGAAGGTTTATAGAAATTCTGATATGTCCAGTTTTTAGCCGGGTTACAGCTGCCGAAAATCTTTGGGATCAACCCAAACTCGGTTAGTTTAAACCTAATACGCGATTTTACGATCTGCCAGGCCTTAAAAACTACCTGATTGCACTCATCAATGAAGGCGCCGGTGATCTCCAGTGATCCAAGCGCATCAAAGTTCGGGTCTGATGGATAAAAGAAAAGATCCTTTAGCAGAATCTCGCTGCCATTTTGGTGGGTAATAAGGCCCTTGTTGTCGTTATAATGGAACTGATCGAAAATATTAAGCTTCGATGTAAGCTCAAAGAATGTGGCAAGGGTAGTTTCTTTTAGAGTTTTTAGCTTTGACCTTCCCATTAACCATCTCGATCCTGGGTATTTCTGGCAATTCTCTATAAGCCATAAACACCCTAATGCGCTCTTTCCGCCACCGGCTGCGCCACCGTAAAGGATCTCTTCGGTAATATCATCCTTTAGGTAATATATAGCATGCTCCTGTTTAGTCAGTAGCTTCATCAGGCGGCTTTACTCCTGAGCCAAGGTTGATTACATTTGTAGCTGTCGGCTTAAGCTGAGCGTTATCCTTTTCAAACACACCCATCATCTTGCCGAGGGCCTCTGTTGCCTTATTTGCGCCAGAGCTATCAAATTTGAACACACCGGATTTTACCCAATTTTCACCGTCGAATATATACACCTCTTCCGCTGTCATGCATCGGTCTGAAATCTCTTTGAATCGCTTTTTAATGAACGTGGCCGATATACCAAGTTCGCGATCTATATCCTTCTCGCGCTTGCGAAAATAGGCAGCTACATCTTTTTTCTTTAGCAGCTGACTAGCCTGTTGCCTGGCTGAATCAGGGGCATAGCCTGCCCTAATAGCCGCCTGAGTAGCGTTATAATCTATAAGGTACTCATCTACAAATCTTTTCTGTTGATCGTTCAAAATGTCATGAAACGTTAAGTAATTTCAAAGTTACGCATAAAAAACAAAAAGCCCCCACATCACTGCGTTGGGCTTTTCACGGTTTGCTATTTTAATCACGAAACAGCGTCTTTGTTAACGGATGCGGTCGAATGTTTTTCCGGCATCGGTCATTATGTAATGAGACCATGCTTTGTTAAGCGGAAAGTGTTGGCCTGATTCGTCGGTTACTAAACCAAGATAATCATCTGGCTTAATATCTACCCATTTAGCCATGATAGATGCGAATGAAGGCTGATCATTCCCGGTGAATGAATAGGACTGGCCTAATGCGATGTTTACCTGCGGAGATAATGCGTCCGCCACTGTTCTTAATACGAAATGCATGTCTTTATGAATTTATGTCTGTGGCAATATTGCCAGGAGTGAAGGTAAGAATTATTTTTGGTTCTTATATTCCTCCATTGCTTTGAGAGCGGCAGACCAAAGTGGGCCACCATGGTAAAGGTATTTACCTAATATTTCCTCCGCCGTCTTCCCCTCTTTGGGGATTTGGTGGGATTCGCCCATTTCACGAGCATACACAGCATCGCATAGCCTAACAGCTGCGGCCTCAATCTTTTCGATATTATACGGACGAACGTAAATCTGATCCCTTAAATCTGATTGCAGTTGCAGGTGGTCGGTCGCCGCATCTTCCACCGTTTCAGTGGACTTAACATAATCGCCGTGGAAGTGAATTATATTGCCGCCTGCTTTTTGAGAGCCGATATTGAAACCGGGCAAAGGCTTTACCGGCTCTTCCTGTTTGGGGTGGAGGCGGAAAATGGCACGGATTGGCTTTTCGCTTCTGGTGGCATAAACAGGGTTGTTGCATGTGCAGTCTACCCAATTGTTGGGATGAAAATACTGCCACACTACATACCCATCCATAGCCCCGATCTCCTGTCCTTCGTGGCATGGTCCGTCGATGAGTAAAGCAAAAGGATTACCTAAACCGCTACCTGTTTCGAATTGAGTAAAGGCGCAGTATTTTCCATTTGCTTGTTTTTCTGCAATTAGCTTTCCCCCACTTAGGAGGAACTGTTCTAAAGTGTCTTTCTCTGTTGTGTTCATTGGGTGGGTATTTTACTGCCAAATCCCCACAAGACGAATCATGTGAGGCGGCAGATTCCTGACTTAGCAGGAACAGGAATTATTTAACCGAACACGTCGATATCGGTTCCTTTGTATTTATTTGCATACAAACACAAATCCGTTTTAGATTCCGGGTTCATCCGCATCACCTTCATCTCTTCTTTGTCGCGGTAATCCATACGGGCCAGCATTATTTCGTTAGCATCATACAGTTCTGTTACTTTTCCTTGTTTCGAGTTTTCGTTCTCGAATACCTCTACGTCATTGATTTTTGTTTTCATTTTGCTAAGTTTTTTACCGAACTCAATTGCCCGGCACCTCAAATCCCCGCTCCGTGTTAGGGTGGCGGGGTGGGAGGACTACCCGCATAGATTAGCGGGAAAGCGGGAGTTATTTTTTCACTCTCACGTTTTCGTACTTCTCACCGGAGTGGCGACAGTTGTTACGACCAATTGTGACAGCTTCTTTTCTGTTAGAAGCATTGATAGTGAATGATCCAGATTCGGTGTAAACGATAAATTGTTTCATGACTGCTAAGCTTATACGTTACCTCCATTGATAACGACATAACAAATGTACACAAAAATATGTACTTGTCAAGTGTTTTGTGAAAATAATTCAGAAATAAATTTATCGGTCTCTGTTTGTATGAATTTAGCTATAACAACGCGCTCTTTTTCTGTCAACCGGCGGCCATGTTGCTCATTTATCTTTTTGTGCAGCCGGTTGTGGGTATCCTTTTTGCCTGGGTAAAGTTCTCTGGCGATCTCTGAGACATTGAAAAGTGCTGGAATATTCATCTATCAAATGTACATAAATTCATGAACAAATCACACCTCTTTTATCTCGATCCCGTAGCACGCTTTCATCAGTTTTGCCTTTAACCGGTACTCCGGCGTTTTAAAGCCCTTGGCGTCAATCAAGTCGATTATGGTACCATCGGCCCGGTAAGTGACAAAGTCGGCCACATACGTGCATATTTTGACCTTGTTGACCACCAGGGGGAACGCTATCTGCATAGCAAAAACATGAAAGTCTCCGATCCGCTGCATGATCTTCATCTTTCCGTAGTAATCAGCCTCGCGTTTGCTGTCGAAACGGATGCCATCCACATAGGTGATCTTATTGCGGTATTTGGGTGGCTTCGCCGGGGCCGGAGGTAATACCATGTCCTTCGTTATCGATGTGTGTGGCTTTATGGTGAATCGGTTCATTCCTTTATTCCTAACTTGTGCTTACACATGGTTTTAATCGATTCATTTTTTGCCTCATCAATTGTGGCATACCTTATTTTAAAATTGGGGTCAAAAACGTGATCCCAATCGTAGGTATTATTCGGGTTTGGCATAGTCATAGTAACTGGAAGCCAGCCATCTTTATAGTGAGTAACTGAAAGGTAATAACCTTCCTGCTTTGCTTCAAAGTCAAAATCATCATTGCAAGGCTCCCAAACGATCTGCTCCTTTGCGATTGAAATCTCCATGTCTAATCGGTACTGCTGGTCAATATTCATGGATTTTTGCGCGTTTCGTCAATTATTAATTCGTCTTCGCCATCCCATGTATAGCAGTTTTCACAATAATCTCGGTCATCCACTTGGATCCATCCAGCATTATCTGCCATCTCCCTGGCAATGCCTTCGTCTGACCAGCATGAAAACTCTTGGCCTTCGTCTGCGCTGGTCTTGCAGTTGTCGCAAATGCATGTGTACATTTTTACTTCTTGTATGCTCATGGTTTATGGGGTGTTGGTTAAATGGGTTAAAGTTGACCGTGCTCTTTGATGTACAATTGCGTGTAAAGTATATTTTGCGCTGCGTGAATGGCCTTACAAAATTCGTCAGCATCGCATGGATGACGTTCGTCTTTTGATATTTCCTGAAACTTATTCCAAGCCTGCGCCAGTAATTTTAATGCTTCTTCCTGTTTACTCATCTTACTTTTTCTTTACTTACCCTTGAAAATCAAGGTTTATGTTAACTATTTTTCTTCGGTGCGGCCTCATTACCCGGTCGTCAAAAGGCAGGCCAAGAGTTAATGGTATGAATTGATCAGTAACCTTCCACCATCCATCCTTACCTGTTTCAAATTCGTCGTCGGCTTCAATTATGTCGCCGTTGCGAAGGGGCATGTATTCGTTTTTCATGACTCAACCAGGATATTAAAAATTTCATTCCGGTATTCAAGATACTCAGAAACATCCATGATAAGACCGTTTTCCTTCGTAAACTTACGGCCCTGTTTGAATTCATTTTCGTGCCAATCGGCGTTCTCGAAATCTTTCAACCACTCGTTAATCCTGATCTGCTGATCCGTTTGCTGTATCGGCCGCTCTGTCGATACCGGCGCGACTTTTTTCTTTAGGTTCGATATGAGTTCCTTTACTTCATCTGGCATCGGCACAGCCTCTCTAATGGCGTCAAGTTGCTTTTCTACAGTCTTTTTTTCGTTTAACCGGATCCGCTCAAATTCAGCGTCCCTTTCCTCTATGTACTTTTCGAACCAGTCGAAGATAACATTGCCGTCAATCCTGTTGAATACGGTCCCGTAATCGCCTCGTTTAGCCCGTTTAAAGCATAGTACCCAATCATCAACCTTGTATGATGCGTACGCCTCCATGATCAGTTCCACGGTCATATCAATCTGTGAAGGGCTCATGGTATTCCCAACATTGAAAAACTGCAGCGTATCGCTGATGATCTTAACCAGCATCGCATGAAGAACAGTCGGCCCCGCTTCCTTCTCAATCAGAACCAACGAAGGGCTATCGCTCTTCACAATGTCGGCAACCGTCTTAGGGTTGACCGCCAGCAAGTACGCGTTCGGCTGCTGCTTTATAATCTGCAACTGATTGCTCGCGACCTGCGCGCGTTCCGGTAGTTGATTGTTTTCCATTATGCTCTTTTAATTTTTCTTCCCAATTGGCGGCGTTCCAACCACCGTCTTCATATTTTTCGGATGCGGTTCCCATAAACGTACCGATCTTGTGTTTTTCCTGTCCTGAAACCCTTTTGAACTCAAAGTAAAAATTGTACTGTCCGGCGAAGTATTGCAGGCGCCCCGTATGGTTAAGCAAGTTAACGAACTGGAAAGCGTCCCGAAGCTTATCCGGGTTTCTGATCTCGTTGAAACCGAAATCAGCCATTATTTTTTTTGCCATCAGTACGCGGGTGTCGTCATCGAACCCGGATGGTTTCCCCTGCACCCCTTCCTTAACTAATTCATCGTTTAAATCATATTCATTATCAAGATCATTATGATGGTTTGTGTTTGGGTTATTATTTGGGTTTTGTTTGGGTTTTTCTTTAGGAGGTCTGCCGCCTTTTGATCCATTAGCGCCCTGCTTTTCCCAAAAAGCACGAACGCGCTCCAGCTTATCATTGCGTAATTTTCCTGGTTCGAATAACTCAAACTTAACCGAAAGTTTATCCCAAACTAAACCCACTTCTGGAACTATCAACGATAACTCCTCCATATCGGAAGGGATAAAACCGTTATCGTATTGATGAATTAGTAGGTCGATATACACGCCTTTAACCTGGGCTTTCATGCCGCGTGTCCCCATTGTCCAGTCGCCCATCATTAGGGGCATATAGGGGCGCTTAGCCATTTTTGCAGTTTTTATTTAACAAAGGCCTGTAATGAGCTATTAAAATCCTCTCTCGATTTAAATAATCATTGCATGGTATGGTAATGGTGCTGACATAATAGGGGTGAGAAAACCTGCTGTAAGCCCTTAAGTAAGGGTGACCAGGGGTCATTATTCTGTCAATTACACAGCGTGATGAACCTATATAGATAAACCGTCGCTTACCTTTTATCCGGCTATCAAAAACAGCTACGCCATAAACTCCGGGATTCCTACATGGGCCTGCTGAATTTGGGCATTCAGAATCAAATTCGCCCACTACTGCTTTTATGTATTCGGGTGAAAATAAATGTTTTTTACTCATTTCCCTTCGGCCTCCACCCTGTCATGCTCTTCAAACGGATCTACGAAACCCTTTTCTTCGAAAAACTCACACTCATTAGGCATCAATATTTGTCCTTTAAATGTATCCGGATATCGGGTTGGTAGTTTTTTCCTGGCTGCTTTCAACGGGTATAACCCGCATTGCCGCTGTCTGCATGAGAATGCCTGATAACTCTTTTGGTCAGTTACTCCGTACTCGTCACGGTCATAAACAATAGTTTCTTCTTCATGTACCAAGTGCTTGCAGTCGCCGCACTTAGGCCAGTTCTTTGGATCTTTAACGCAAAACTTCTCGTGGTGTGCTATTACGTGTTTAAGTACCGATCTTTTTCGGCAATGCTCACAAACGAATGTGGGCCGTAATTCTTCGATCATAAAATAAAAAATGCGCCGCGGGTAGTGAGTTTCCGGGCGCAATTTTTGGTTGCCAATTACAGCGCGTACCTTGCTCACTACTTCAAGAAACGCGCCATGTTAATACAAGTGTGAAGATACTTGTTATTTTGGATAAATCAAAAATTAACGTGCGAAATAATATCTTCAGGTAAACATACCCCATCCATGTGGGTTCGGTAATGCTCATAACCTATACCTATCTGCTTTCCTTCTTCGAATGGATAAATAGAATCGGCTATAATTTCGAATACAGGCCCCCTATTTTGACCGTGCCTATACATTTGACCTGGATTAATTGGTTTACCTCAGTAATCGCATGAATGCTCTTTACGGGCTTTTCTCACAGTTTCTTTCATTACCTTTGTTTTAGTTCGCCGTGGTGTTTACCCGGAGCGAAACGGTTTCCCCTACCATTTATTCATGGCTACGAGCCTTCGTGGAGGTTTTAAGGGGTGGGGGGTAATTTGGTTTCAAAAAGTAAATCTTATACCGAGGCTTACCTTCGTAGTATCTACTATCGATATCCATTCCCTGACGCCTTAGCCTGGAAACGATTCTCCGCAGATCATGCGTGTGGAACTTTCTATAGCATATACTGACAGTGATCGAAAACCCGGCCAGGAGCCACTTTTTAACCTCTTGCTGAGGATCGTGATCAATTGGTGCATACTTGCCCTCGTGGTCCCGTTTAACCTCAATTTCCGGCTGCTTAACCGGGTTCCCGAAAATGTCAGTTTCTACCATTATTCAAGCATTATAGGGGCTGATAAAAACAAAGATTCGTCAAGTCCTTCCTCTCGGATGGTAATAACTGAACTGGGTGTTATAAGCCCAATGATCACATTTTCGGACTGGCAATGAGATAGTATTTCGCAAAATATGTCTCCCTTTATGCCTATGGCTATATCTTCACCAACGTAATCGCAGGATACCGTGTCTTTCCCGGCTTCGTTAAAGTCCTTGCATTCGCTGGATACGGATAACACCCCCTCCGTTATCTCCAACTTAACCGCAGATGTCTGTTTGTTGGCGAAGATCGACACCCGCTTAATGGCTGATAGTAATTCGTGTTTCGATACCGTTAAAACGTTTGGCGTATCTTTAGGAACCACAGCGGCCCAATTTGGGAACTTTCCCGTTATTAGGATGATCGATATTTCAAGCCCATCGGCAAGGGTTAATTCTATGCTGTTTCCTGAAACAGAGAGCGAAACCACGTCTTTCGATTCTGGTATAATTTTCAGTGCCGATGCCGGGGCAATTGCGTAAACACCGTCAGCGTCACATTGGATTGTATAGGCTGCAATATTGTTTCCGTCTGTACTGGCGAAACTTAATTTTCCACCCTTACCCTCAATGAAAACGCCCAGTCGCTCAGGATATCCAGTATCGGCCGGCGCCACGTTAAATATCGTTTTGTAAAGACCAATAGATAACTGATCGGCTGGAATTTTAACCGCAATCTTAGATTCGTGCCTAATCCTGGGAAAGTCTTCGCCGGGTTCGTACGGCATCTCGTAATTGCCGGATCCGGTTTTAAAAGTTGCAAGTCCATTTACAAGCTCAACAACCAGAGCCTGGTTAGGAAGCGATTTTAAGAGAGGCAATAACTTCTTAGCGTTAATCATAAACGTGGCCTCTATCTCACTTTCAATTACGATGCTTTTGGTCATCATGGCCGTGCCGTTATTTGAACTGATGGAGCAATCGCTACCTTTGATTGTGAAGCAGAAACACTCCATAGCGGGAACGATAAGGTTTGTGCTTATCGCCTTGTTTAAGACAGATAAGGTGTCGGCCAATAGGCCGGAAGATGTGTTGAATTTCATATTTACATAAAATTAAAGGACCGACGTTCTACCTCTTTATACTTTGCCGCCCAGTCGTCGCAATCTTTCAATTGCTCAAGGAAGTAGGCAACTCCGATCTTTTCTTCTTCCAGTTCGGTTAATTCAGGTACCTCGTCCGAGTCTTCGCGTTGATCATCGCCATCAGAAAACCCCTGATCGTAATAATCCTTTGCGTAGTCAATGATTTTCGCTACTGCTTTGTCGTCAAGATTAAGGCTAATTAAATCCTGCCTTACTTTTTGTGGTGTTAATTCCATGTTCTTTTTATTAAAATAAAATATTCTGATTTACTGGCTTGTTCGTTTTAAAGCGCTTTTCGGCCTCTTTTAGGTTTAGTCTCGCTTGCTTGAAATAGCTATCTTTCAATTCAATTCCGACAGCCTTGCGCCCCATAGATACAGGCGAAAAAACCTCGCTGCCAACACCCATGAATGGGGTTAAAACAACCTCTCCGGGATTTGAATATAATTCAACCAGCCTATCTATAACGTCTAGCTGCAAAGGATGCACGTGTTTTTCGTCATCTTCCTCTTTGCTATCCCGGAAAGGCAACACATTGTCGATCCTTATATCATCCCAAACAGATGACGCGTAACGTTGCCAGATATAATGATTGAGCTTAGTGATCTTTACTTCCTCGTTTATTTTATTAAGGTGATCCCATAGTTCGACCTCGTTAAGATTTGAGTTATTGGCGTTGTTCCAAGCCCGAAGAATATTTGGGAGGATTGGAGTTTCCCCGGCATAATGGTTCATGCCGAAAGGATGGATTACCGGCACGTTATTTTCACCCCTCCGCGTGAATATCAAAACGTAATCCGGCATGGCCGTAAAGCACTTTGTGCTGTCCTCTACGATGAATTTGTGCATCAGCGATTGAACCATAGTTCTCATGCGAACCTTTAGAGGCTCTTTCCAAATTGTTATCCGGTTACGGTATTCAAACCCATATTTCTCGTGCAACTTAATAACCTCATGCGGAAAGTCCCATAGGCGGCAGGTGTTGTCGAAAATGTCTGTTACATGGACAGCAGATATACGACCCGGCTTAGTTACCCTGGATATTTGCTTTATCAGGAACTCATATTGCTCAAGAAACTGTTCTTTGCTTTCGCAGTTTGAAAAGTCGTTTTCTGAGCTCGAGTAGTTGTAAAGTCCGGCGAATGGTGGGGAATACACCGAAAGATCTATGCTTTCGTCGGCCAAAGTTGGCATTACAAGCATACAGTCTGAATTGTAAATAGCATAATTTTCTGTTACTATTTGATCTTTTACGTGGCTCATAAAAATGAAGGTTTTAATAATGGTTTGTTAAATTCTTTAATTGAGTTTTCAAATACGCTGTTTACATTTCTTGTAAGGCTTTCATGTAACTGTATAGCCTTTTGCGTCTTCTGTTCGATGGTTTCCAAAACCCGTTGCTGCCCGTCAGAAACAACCAGGTCGATGGTTACATCGTTTTTTTGTCCGAACCTCCAAAACCGGCGTAAGGCCTGGTAATATTGTTCGTAGCTCCATGTGGGGAAAAATACACTGTGATTACAGTGCTGCCAGTTAAGACCGAAACCGGTCATCTTGGCCTTTGTGATCAGGCGCTTAATTTCACCATTTGCAAAGTTCATAAGAATATCCTCTTTCTTATCTATGCTCATGCTCCCTATTATTTCCACTGCGTCGGGATCCAATTCGGATAATAGCTTACTTTCATCATTAAGGTTACACCAATAAACGGACGTTTTGTCTTTAGCCAATTCGCAAGCGCGAACACACCTTTGCTCGATTGTTTGTTTTTGCTCTACCCTAACCTCTGTCATTGATTTCGCAATCGTGGCAAATAGTGGCTGTTGTCCTGTAAGGCTAATTCGAGATGTGTTTTCTACTACATGTTTATTAATTATCAATTCCGGCAGAATGTACCTGTCATTGGAAAATCCCAGGTCAGACGGCATTTTGCAAAGTATTGACCATTGATTTACCCAGGCAAAGAAACTTTTTTCGGCGTGCGGCTTAAGGTAAAACTTTTCACCTATGTTACGATTTGTGCTATCTACACTGTTCTGATTGTTCTTAAAGAACTTCCCGAGCATGTCCATATATCCCATGTATCCCAACGCCTCCGAACTGGTACCCAACTCTATAAAGTCATTCGGAGACGGTGTTGCGGTACTAAGAAACCTATACTCAATCTTTTTAATGAAGCTGGTAATTTGATTCTTAATCTTACCGTCGAAGTTTTTAAGGATAGAACTTTCATCAAGGATTACGCCAACGAAATCGCCAGGATTAAAATAGTGTAGCCGCTCATAGTTACATATCACTATTTTTTTTGTGAACTTACCCTCTTTCGAATATTCAATATCATCGATGCCTAATTTTTCAGCCTCGATAAGAAATTGAAAAGCTACTGCCAGCGGAGTAAGTATAAGCACGTTTTTGTTAGTGTGCTGAATTACGTTTTTAGCTATGGATAATTGCATCAATGTCTTGCCAAGACCAGTATCAGCAAACACGCCTATTCGCCCCTTCACAATTGATCTTTCAATAATATGTTTCTGGAAGTCGAAGGCGATATCTGGGAAATAGTTCGGTTTAAAGCCAAAGTTTCCGATAGTGTGCCTTTTGCTTTCTAAGAAAATCTCATAGTCTGTCATAACATAAAAATCCCCGCAGATACAAAGGCTGTCCCGTCTCGCAGGTGCGATTTTGGCAATGTAAATGCAGGGTGATTTTAAGTTTCTTCATAACGGGAACAGCGATGCTAATGTACAAACTATATTTTACTTTTCAAAGTTATTGTTTCAGGATTATTGCCCATGTAATAAAAATAATGCTTCAGCCTATGATGAACCATGTTTGGTGTAATACCGAAGATTTCACCCAGTTGAACGTAAGTTTTATCCGGGTCGGCAACCCAGTATTCGATTACCTTGGCTGTTAGCTCGTTTCCAACATACATGCAGCGCGGGTACATCGATTTCCGGCTAAGTGTTTTTAGCTCCCGAACCTGATCACTGGTGAATAAATACCGATAACGATCCTTGTCAACGCCAAGCGGTCTGCCTGCCTTTACAAGGCTAACACCATTGTTGATAACTGATACGTAATCGTTGAAGGTTGGGAGGTTCATTTGTACTTCCTTATTATTTCGTTGAATTCGTCACGATCCCATTTCTTTTCGTCGTGCCGATGATCTTCGAGCCATTTAAACCGCTCAGGTCCTATTTTATTCAAAAGGTTGACCGAGTATCGAACGAGGTGCTTATCGTCCATCCTGTTGCATACAGCGCATTCTCCATGCACGTTGTCCTCGTGGAATCTCAAAGCGGAATACGTTGTCGGAAAATAGTGGCCTGCATCCATTACCGAAACAGAAAGCCATTCATCACATGAAATGCAATTAAACATACCGTCGAATGAATCCCGGCGCCTGATCCACCTGTTAAAAACGATCTGCGCTAGCTCCAGTAATTCAGGGATACTCTTTTCTGAACTACTCGAATTTTTCGATACGTTCGAAATATCCGGTTTGTCAACTTGGTTGTTAGCCTTGTACTTTGTCCAGCATGATGAACACAGGTAACCATGATCTCGCGTACGTGACTTGAATATATTGGTTGATCCGCACTGGCAGTGTTTTGTGATCATATCAAAAATCGTCTAAGTTATCCAAAATATCCTGCCTGTCGAAGTGGAAGCAACGCACTATTGTTGCTATGATAGCTTCGTAATACTCTCCGAAAGTTAGATCATCCATCGCGGCGAAAGAAATGCTTTTGGCCCGCTTTATCATTTCTCCCTGAAAGTTTGGGCGAAAATCGAAGTAACCGGCCTCTATTGTTAAATCTTCCCTCAGGTCGTCGAGGTTGGTGTATATTTCTTGGTTCTCGAAAACCATGTTAAACAAAGCGAATGCCTTTCTATGAAAGCGAAGATTGCGCGGTTTAGTAACATCAGCAAAGAACGGCTCACCTGCTTTGAACCTCTTTAGCCGTTCTTTGTCATGGTCGTATGCTGGAATGATATTTCCGGCCAGCGTTTTAACGAGGGCGATTTTCATCAGTATAAATACGCTGGCTTGTCGCACTCAAAAATTCCGTCATGTCGATCAGCCCAAAAGTCGTGCGATTCGTTAAACCGTTCCTCCAAGATGGCAAGATTGAATTGCTTAATCAGTCGGGCGTATTGGTCGAAACCTTCCTGCATTAGGTGATCGCTGATCAGGTGAACGGATACCCCGCCTTTCTTGTCTACGCAAATAATGTGATAAGGCTTTTTAACGCCCAATGCGGTGAGATACATTGCAGCTTGCAAATAGTACCCTTCATTAACGATAGTTGCCTGTGCCTTACGTTTCGATGCATCAGGCACCATTTTAAGATCGAAGATTCCCTTCGGGCCGTTGCCGTCAATGAAGCCCCGGAAAAGGAAGTTTTGGTACTCCCATTCGACCGGCTTTTCACGCTCAGGGTTTGCGTTTAATATTTTACGGGATGCCCTGTTAAAAAGGATATTATTTGCCATTATCTTTGCGTCGCGGGCATCTTTATCGGTGATAAGCATCCGGTCTCCCGCTTCAGCCAATGCCGTCACTTTCCACTCTTTGTATGCCTTGGTGTTTCGCGGGTTACCGCCGCCGATCTGCGCAACGATATCCGCGTCATCAATCATGTGATAACGCTTTTCAAATTCGTCTGGCTGCAAAACCAGGCAGTGCAGGATTTGACCGAACAGCATGGCCGGTGTGGTTTCTTTTTGCTTTAGTTTGTAGTCGATGAAATCCTTTGGCGAATCCCAAAAGTTTGACAGGCTGGAGTACGATAACATATCCTCATGCGCCATCAGTTTGCCGATTATCCGGCTAATAAGTTCTTCCCGGCCCACTGTGGATACAGGGGTTAATTCTGTTTGCTCAATCATTGTTGTGCTCTTATGGCGACTTTACGCGCGTTTAACAATTTGATGAAATTTGGGTTGCTTTGAAGTTCCTGGTTTTCGTTCCAGATCGTTGTAAGATGCGATATGTCATCCGTTATCGTGACGCTGTGGATTAGCTCTTCAGATATCTCAACCTTTGGCGATTCCGGTTCAATAGGCTCCGGCTCCTTTTCTTCCGGCACGTCTTTTTTGGGCTCATCCTTATAAAACGGGACGTACTCATCTTCGAACTTCCGGTTAATGTCGGCCCCGAACCGTTTACCTATCTTTTTAGCCGCGTTCTTGATAGCTTCCGCGTATGCTTTAGGGTAGGTTAATTGCCCCGCGTTCGCTTTTTTATGGTGCATAAAATCGGCAACTTTCGTATCTTTATCCTGTTGAAGGACAGCAGATCCCAAACCGTCATAGTTCATCCACTGGTTAATTACCGGGTGGAATACTTTGATTCGGGCATGACAGGCAACCTCATTGAAAATCTGCTGGTAGGAAATGCATTCGTATTGAACCAGGCCGAAATAAACCCGGTCAAGTTCTTTTTCTACGGTTGAAATTGGGAGGTAGTCGTACCCTTGATGTGTTTTGATCTTTTCGGGTACCGGGGCCGTGTTAACCAATTTGGCGAAAGTCTCCATTTTCTTGCGAAAGTCTCGAACCTCCTTATTAGGATCTGGCGATATAAGCGAAGCATCTGTAATGGTTAACCCGGATTCACTTTCTTCAGGTTCTTTGATTTCTTGTTCTTCAGCGCTCATTTGGAAGTTTGTTTAAATCGTTTAGAGAAGTAGCTCCCCTCAATGGAAGCTATCTGTGGTACGTGCCCGGCGAGATAGGCATCATGCCCTACGTTTTGGATGCGAAGTATCTGCTTTACGTGGTACTCGCGGGTGTGGTGTTTGGGTTGGTAGCTCATAGCCCGGATATCTCCCCCATAAGTAATCCCTTAGCTATTTCCCATTCGCATTTCGGCACTTGTTTAAACTCGTTTCTGTCAAGGATGTACCCGTTTTCCCAACACGACCTGCCATAGTCATGATTATTAAAAGCTTCTTCCATCAATGCATTGTTTCGGGAAAGCTTGATATTTACTGACCTTTTATCAGGGTCAATGATGGCTACTATGTTACAATAGTTAATTTTGCCCGACTGAAAATCTGAAGGGGTAGCTTCCCCATATGTGAAGTAAGCCGGGAGATCGATTTCTTTTTCAAAAACTGATTCTACAGTTGTTTTTTTGAATTTTATTAATGTTGCCATTTCAAAATGTTGTTAAATAAATAAAGCCTATCCGATCCTCGGGGTCTGACTTCCGGTTCACAAACAGGCTTTAAAATCTTTCATCGCGTATAATGTCAGACCCGCGATTGAATTATGAAGGTACTATTTTACTTTGGTCGATGCCAATACTAAATGTTGATATGATGGCGATGAGATATAGATTTTCTCTATACTTGTCAACCTCACCCCCGGCTCCTGACACCCCCTCATAACCGCCCCAAAAAGAACGGCTCCAAATATTGCCAGGTATACCCGCCAGTCGTAACGGCGCTTTTTCTCTACCGGGATACGGACAGGGGTAGGGGAGTAGTGAATGTGGGGGCGGTTCATGGTTCGTCTATTAATCGGTAGTTCAGTATTACAACAGAGGTTATAAGGGAGTTTTCTTTATATATATTGTCTTCTATCATGGTCTGCCATCTTTTTATGTCTTCGTAACTGTCGGGGAATCCTTCGCTAGCTATAACGGTATTTCTAAAATCTGTTTTTTCTACACCATTATCATCGTAATATAAACGGCTGTAAGATATAAACCAGTTTCTTTTAGCGCTCATGATCCCCTCCCCTCCCTTGCTATGCGTAAGGCTTCCCGGCACTGCTTCATTAATTCAGGCGTTAAGTCAATACATGAATCTATGCTATTATACAGGGCTTCCAGGGCTTCGTAAAGATCGAGAGCGGCGGCGATGATATTGGCGTTGGCTAACTTTTCGGCATAGTTCATATCTCCAATTTCGCCCATATCACAGATCGGAGCATACGCCTGTTCATCGCCGTCCCAAATGTATATCTGTGGCTTATCGGGTGAATATTCTTCGTATTCGTCGTAATCATTTACTACGCGCCATGTTCCTACTGGTAATTTCTTCTCGCTCATGGCTTCTCTCCCTCCTGGTTAAGATCGGCGAACCGATTCAGTGCATTTTTAAGATGATGCCTATAGGCGCTTGTACGGGCAATTTCTACCCAGGAATTATATCCGCATTCCTGCGCATAATTTTTCTTGACATCTAAAAGAGTTTTCATTCTGTTATGGGTTAATGGTTACTTGTTCTATTTCTTCCCGATCGGGCTCATGATCGGGCTCTTCTTCTTCCTCTTCACGGCTGTCTTCCTCCCGGTCGTACCTTACCTCAAGGATGTTGTCCCAGGCCCGCTCAGCGGCGTAGGAGTCGTTTTGGTAATGGTTCATACAAATTCTACGTTATCAATGATCCAGTTGGCAATTTCTGGGAATGTTTTCCATTCACGATCATTTAGATCCGTGAGCTTTTCAACCAGTTTGTTATCAGTTGCGTTTCCATAAAGTTCAACCGGAACAAGTGATTCAACAAGAGCGGGAAGACCAGCCACTGGGATAGTCCCGGTATATTTTGGCCCGAATACCGAATGGCCTTCAAGTTCCCCTTTTGAATGACCGGCTACAACTCCGGCTAAACCTAAACAGCAGAATCCTACGCCATCACATAGTTTATGGGTTGTTTGCATATACCTGCCACTCCTAAGCTCGGCAACCCATTTCTCAGCAAACTCTTTTGGTAATGTGAATTGTTTCATTTTATAGTTTTTACAGTTACATTCTTTCTATTCCAGTACCAGCAACCCGCGTATGCCGCAAGGATCGCCATGGTTTCGCATCCGGTGTTTACGCGGTGCCATTCGTTGTTGGTGAGGGTGAGGGTTTTCATAGTTCTATTACAGCTTTTGCCATGTAAATTATTGATTGCTTGCACTCTTTCGGGATGATATCCATTGCCCATTTTAACAGAACGGACACGAGCCATTTGCGGATCTCAATCCATAATTCTCGGTAAACTTTGCGGAGGCTCATGGTTTTGTGTTGGTTTGGTGATTAAATTAAGTGCTTTATGGTTTCCTGTATTCCTCTCACAAAATGAACATCCATTGCCGTCATATTGCTTTTTGGGGCATAGGAGATAAGTTTTCTAAGAGCATCACGTAACTGTTCAATATCGCTAGGCGTTACTCCCCCGTACTGTTGCTGGCAGTCGGCCTCCATCTCAGAAGCCCATTCCTGCACGATCTCGCTTTCAGTATCCTCGGTGTCCTTTACGAATGAATTATCCAGCGTGTCATAAACGGCCCATACCCGGGTACTCATTGTCCTGCCGCTTTGAAGGCGTTGAACGTGGCTACACCGCCTTACTTCGAATCTGAGTTTTGGTTTGGTTTTCATCTCTTTATTTTTAGGTTGGTTAAAAGCCCCGGTTAGGGGCCAGATCGTTTTCAGCATCTTTATATGTTGGGTAAATTTTACGCCATTCATTTATCTTGCCTACCATTTCAGACCTAGTCATTACCTTATTTCTAAGCTCATGCTTGAAAGTAAAAAACTCTCCGCTATCGAAAAAAGCATGAACTATGCCTCTTTCTTTGATACACTCAGGACTTTTAGGCTCATAGCATAGTGCATAAGTATTTATCTCGTACAGCGATTTATTTAAAATACGAGCCGCTTCTTTTTTTGTTGAAGCGACCAACAGGCTTGTGAATTTTACGCCCCTATGCGAATCCTGTATTTTAAACTCTTTCATTTTAAGCGTATTTAAGGTTGTCGATTTCAGTTGCGAACATCTTAGTAGCGCGGGCCTTAGCCTGTGCGACTGTTTTAAAATACTGACGATCCCATCCATTCATATCTAACATTGCGCCATCTGCATCAGACATGATGTAAGCTGTTAATGTTGTTCCGTTGAATTTTTTGGTGATGATCTGAGTTTTCATAATTTCTTTCCGTTTGCTTACACCAAAGATACAGAAGTATTTTAAACTACCAAATAAAAAGTGAAAATATTTTTAAGTTTTATTTACCTCGGTAAAAACGTCTAATAAAACACTCTTAATTTTGGCCGATTGCTCGATAGTCAGCGCAGCCCCGCCGTTGCCCTTTAGCTTATTGTTAAGCGCCTGTTTGCTTAACCCTACCCTTTTAGCCACCTGGGATACGTTTATGATCTTTTCAGTTTTTAAGATGTCCTCTAATTTTCTCATAATACAAATGTATATATAAGGAATGACAAAAAGAAATTTAAAGATTTTTACGAAAGTATTTGCATATCTCGATCTAATGCCTTTACTTTGTTGCGTCCTAAGCATGAAGCGGGGCACAGTGCGATGCTGTGAAGGAAATTCCAGATAGAGGGAAGTCCAGCGGATTGGAGACTGATAAGCGCAGGTTAAGTTATCAGTCAAACTCGGGAGATGATCGCAAGTCATTCGTTTGAAGCCATCACCTGTGCGGAACCCTCGGCAGACAAAGCGTGACCAGCCGGGAAAGTAGCGGCAAACCGGGCGAATAGCTTAATTGGTTAGAGCAGCCGATACGCATTGTGATCATCAAACGAAGGGAACGTCGGGGCAATATCACGAAATGTAGATAGGTAGTATTCAGGTTCGAGGCCTGATTTGTCCACAACACCCAAGCGTAGCGTGATAGATGGCGAAAGCAGAGCACACGCAATACCGGCCCTGGAATATGGGCCGGTTTATATTGAAGAAACCAAATAATCATACAATGAAAAAGAAAGACTTCGTAATCGGATTTATCTTCGCTTTGCTATTTTCTGTAGCATGGAGCGGATGCTCAACCAGCCAGCAGTGCATGCAGGCGCCACGGATAAGGAAAGTAATGTGATGAGCCGACAAGAAAAAACACAGCTAGCCGTTTTTGCGCTAATGGCGACGGTAGTTGCATTGATGCTTAACTATTTACTAATGAAACCATGACCAGCAACCCAACCCTTCCCGTAGTCGATAAGATCGATAATAATCTTTTGCCGTGTCCGTTTTGCGGCAACCCTGGTGAGATTGTTCATAAGCATTATAAAGCCAATTACCAGGGAGGTAGAAGCTCATTTACAGGACTTTTTTCTATGCCAGCGAGAACTATATGGTTTGTTAGGTGCTCGAATAAAGATAAGAGTTGCCTATTTAGGCCCGTAACTACATACCAATCTGAAAAAGAAGACGCATTAAAAGTTTGGAACCAAAGAAAGGAACAATCATGAAAGAACTATTCGACAAGATCCTGGCCGACATTAAGCATGTGGCAAAACGCTATGAGACGCACGCAGCATCTCTCCTGCATGATCACGAAACTTTGCGCCAGCAGTTGAAAGACCGCGACTGGGAGATACAGCGCCTGAGCACTGATATTATCCGTCTTGAAAAACAGCTTGCCACGTGCCGAGAAGGCATCAGCAAAGACACTGACGAAATTATTGAACTAAACCTTAAACTATCTGAAGAATGAAACGAACCCTCCTATTTTTAGCCATTTTCAGCCTGTCTGCGGCGATCAAAGCTCAGCAGGTAACTACACCAGCAGTTCCTGCCGATACACTGGCAGGCGTCAGAACAGACACAATCAAAGTAAGCTTCCAGGAGATCGGCAAGTTTCCGAAGTCGGAGATCCGGTTACGACTTGGCTACGTGATCGTTCGCACTGAGTTCTGGAAGGTTAAAGGGCGACAGCCGAAAATTACCGGCTATCTTTACGCCGATCGTAAGCACCGCGGGAAGTACACGATTGTTGAACAGTCTATAATTGAGGTGAAATAACCCCGCCTTGCATCTACCGCAGGCAAGAGAGCCGCTACCGTAAATGGAGCGGCTTTTCCGGGCAAATGGAAGAGCGAAAAGAAACAAGGGGCAGGAAGCCAGGGAGGATCACGCCAGAGACGGTGAAGCCTAATCTTCGGGTGCCAAAAAATGATTGGGAAGATCTTAAATTGAAGTTCCCAGGATCTGTTAATTCGATGTTTTGCGAGTGGGTGAAAAATAATTTAAAATAATTTCACTTTTTATTTGCGGGTGCAATAAATAGTTGTATCTTCACATCACTAAACAGCAACGAAAATGAAAGCCACCAAAAAACAAATCTCAGAAGTAACCGCAGCAGCCATCGAAATGAACGTGCCTGTGGCAAACGCACTCACTACACTTTCTAACTGCTCTGCATCAATATACGCCTGCATCGGCGCTAAAGGCGTAGTGGAAAGCGCTGCTAAGGTTGCTAACGACCTGGCAGTAGCAAACAAAGGCGGTATTTCTTTCGCTTACTGCGGAATTGTTAAGGTATCGGAAAAGGCCTACCTTCTTTCAATTCCAATGGGAACCGGAATGACTGAAAAATGGATCGCAAAATCAGTAATCAAAGACATCGACGGAGACACTATCGTTCCTTTTTGGGCTATCAACCGCTAATTATAAAAACCAATAATCATGAAAACTTACAACGTCATAACCAGCGATTCAACTTTCAAAATCAAGGCAAACACTTTAGTTGAGGCTCGTAAATTGGCAACTAACCATTGCCGACGCGAATACGAAGGTGAAAGCATAGAGCGTGTGTATCTCGCAAAATAGAAACTCTGTCGTTTAACTGAGTGTCAAGTAGCACCCCGCTTCCGTTAATTCGGGGCGGGATTTTTGGGTGAATGAAGAACCTATCAATCTGGCTACTGGCCCTCACGCTTACACTGGGTGTAAGCTGTAAAAAAGAAACTATTAAAAAGGATGCGCACGCGAACATCAAAGGTAGCGTGGATGCTATCACTGCACCAGGGAAAGTTCCCGGCAACCATGTGATGAATCCGGTAGCTGAACCAGGTGGAGGCGGAAGTCACTCATGTGCCTATGAAAGCACGTACGACAACTACCAATGGCACCACCCTTGCTTGTACTATTGTAGGTGCACGGATTGTGTGAGGGCATCAACTACCAGGCAAGGCGATGTTTATCATATTAACATTTGCGAATACTATTCACCATTCCACAATTAAGCTCGTGCCTGACCGCTTTAAAAGTCCCTTAGTCCTGGTGACGGCTAAACGTTGCTTGCTTACTGCCGGCGCGGAAATGAGATCACCGCGCCGGTTACTTTAACCTAACCAGTTATGAAAACTATCATCCTTTTTTTCCTCGTAGCGGTATACACAATCGGGTTTTACGCTTTACTTTACTTCACCAAGATTAAAAAGCACATTAAAGAGCTTTTTGGTAGGATCGGGCCGTTTTTCGAAGACGACCCCGATGAAGATGCGTGGATGCAACAATACTAACCTGCGTTCTTCTGCGCCAGTGTGCTGATCGTCTCCACGTTCTTGGCCGTTCCTGTGCTCGAGCCGAAATAATAGCCTGTAGCCCCGGAAACCATAGCCACAACGGCAATGATAACCTGATCGTTAGCGTGTCCTTCGATAATTAACACAGTGAAGAAATAAATGAAGGCGAACGCCAGGATCAGCAGCGCCAGAATCGGTTTGATGTTGTCGGATATTGCTTTCATGACTGTATTTTGTTTTTTAGTTCCCCCATCTCTGTCTTTAGTTTGTCAACGCTGTCGGATAATTTATCGACGTTGTGAGACAATCGGTCGATTACCGGGGCCATTTTTTCATCAATTACATTGCTGGCAGCGCTTTCCATCTCAGCCATCCTTTTTGCGGCCTGATTTTTAGACCATGCAGATATGATCTGTGTCGCCGTAAACATGGTAGCTACCGCCCCGGATACCCAGGCAAAGCACCACTTTATAAGCTCGTACAATGCGGTACTTGCGTTTTCGTCGTTCATTTTATTCGTTATCGAAGCCATGTTTTTTCGCATAATAACCGATCAGGGAACTATATGCAAAAGTGAAGCCAGTAATTGAAAGTAAAATTCCTTTGTATGAAAATGGTAATAGGTGGTAAAGATTCATTCCGTAGAGCGCCCAGTAAATAAACAGCACACACCACGACATTCTCCTGTATTCGCATTCTAATTGTCCTGAGTGATCCGTACGGCTTAAAACTAATCCTAAAACCAAAAGGAAACAAAGAGAGCCGGGCCACAATCTGGTAATGCGATCAGTCAGTTTAATAAACCTAAGAACAAACAGATAAAAGCTGATTTGCAAAACGAAGCTAACGAGTAACCACTTCACAAAATCAGCCTTTACTATTAATCTTCTATCCATGCTGGCGATCCTTCTACACATTCATAGTGTCCGTTAGGCCCCGCACCAGCAGGCGGCAACAGTTGCCCCATGTCGATAGATCCGCACATGTCTTTTTCTGTATTGGTTGTTTCGTCTTGTTCGTTTTGATCTTTCATGACTGTATGTGATTATTAAGGTGTTATTGTTACGGCAGTAGTCAGCCAAATATCGGAACTTCCAGCTTCGGTGTATTTTGTATAGATAGCACCCCCAAGGGTTATGGCTCCGCAAATTACCCGATAGCCGACTGGAACATCTGGGTAGAGTGAGTTTAAATTAGCTGTTGTTAATGCAACTGTTGTGGTATTGGCTTCGGCTCCGCCGCCGTCTTCAACTACCGCATAAGTTGAAGTGCTTCCATTGGGTCTTATTGGCTGGTTAAGGATATACGCGTTAGCGGTAGGCTGCGTATTGATAGATATAGACCCGCCTCCTGAAATAGCCGCCCATGATATTTGATTGCTAAGAAGCAAACTAGATGTACTCACATTTGAACTTGCCGTTAAACTAGGAACTGTAACATCCTGATTAAATTCGAAACCGGGGCCCGGAAGTCCTCCAGCCACAGACACAAACCTTGTCAGCCCACTAGCATTGGTAGTAACATCCATTCTCGTTCCAGAACTATACCGGTTTGATAACTGTGGGGAAGAGGTAGAAGTAATAGTTAAAGGGCCAGTTAGTGCGCCTCCGGTTAAAGGTAGATATCCGTTTACTTTTGTCTGCAACTGAGCTAAACTTACCGAGTTAGCAACCGTTCTCACAACTGTTGTATCCACACCAAAAGTAGCTGCACTTGTAGGCGTATAGTTAGATCCAGTAAGTCCGAATCCACGAGTAAGAGTAGCCGTTGGGGCTGCTGCTGTGATCGCAGCGGTAACAAAAGCTGTGGTAGCTCCCTGGGTGGTATTGGTGCCCGGAGATGCTGTAGGCATGCTGACCGGCTGCGAGAAGATAAACGTAGGGCTTCCGCTACCGATCAGGCTAAAAGTAGTTGTACCGTTGGATGCTGTATTTGCAGACCAAGCGTTTGAAAAGTCATACCCAGAACTAAACTGAGCGCCGCCTGCGGAGTTAACAACATAAAGTGGATCATTGAAGTAAAATCTCGCTATAGAACCAGTAGCATCATTAGTAACCGTTCCTGTGGAAGATACCGATGTTGTAAACTTGTTCGAGCCATCGTAACCAACCGTTAATTGCGGGCCTGTTGTGTTTATGAAAGATGATAGACCGGTAAATGATGGGGATGCCGTCGGCGCTTTAGCGTTCAACTGTGTCTGTATGGCCGATGTAACCCCGGACAGGTAGCCAGCTTCCGTAGAAGTAACCGCACTGCTGACGACGTTTTTACTAGCATCTGATACAAGCAATGTAGAAGCTGTAAGTGAGTTTGAAAATATAGCACCCGCATCGCTTACTGCAAACTGCTCAGTTGCTGCACCTGTATTGGGACTAGCCAGCGTGGTTGCGCTGATGAGTTTTGCTGTACCGCTTCCAAGAGCCTGATTGTATTTTCCTATGAAAAAACCGACGCTGGACGCAGTTCCTGTTTGATTGAAATGAGATAGTGCTGAGGCGCCGCGCTGCGTGCCAGAAGATGCTATTAACGCCGCCGTGCTAAGTTCAACTGGGTAGCCTATGGACGTTGAACCGGCAGTCATCGCCACCTTCGCCCCACCGGTATTTCCCACCGCTACCGCTGATCCGCTCATTTGAAACTGGCCTTGCGTACTCCCCACCATAAGAGGACGCAAAACGCCAGTCCCGCCAATTTCTGGCATAATCCTGAACACGTTGGATGAAGCTGATAAAACCATCCGCTCGTAGTTTGTATCGTCAGCTACATTCTTAATAGATAAACCCAATGTGCCTGATGATACGGTTACCGGGTGAGTAGGTGTTAAAGACCCTCCAAAGGTGGCATTATTCTCAACCAGCACATTACCTGCCCCAAACCATCCGGCATAATTAAGCTGCCCTGCTGCTGCCCTAGCGTACATCCCCACGTTAGTTAAGGTGTTAGACCCTGACGCCCGACTTGCAATATTGTCAAAATAAGCTCCGTAGGTGGTTTGATCGCTTGAAAGAGCGTATGTAGATGAGTTGATGCCGTAGTACACGCGGTATCCGGCAGTCAAACCTGTTCGCGCATCTTTAGCGTCAACAATGGCGGTGGCGGCTGCGTTACCCAAAGAGGAAGGAAGGCCAACCCCCATCCCGGTAGATGTCACTTTCACCAAATCAACTCCTCCGCCTGACAACAGTAGATTGCCCGTAGATGAAATTTGGCTTTTCCCAGGATAGAATGGGGCCGTAGCATTATAAGCCCTGAAAGCTAGTTGCCTAACACCTGATTCGTTGTAAAACCCTACCTCTGATGCACCACCGGTATTGAGGTTTTGGATTCCTATATTGGCATAATTAGCCACTGTTGGCGCACCTGAAATAGATATAACGTTTCTGTGCTTTACGGAATCTGTAGTGTTATTCCAGCCTGTCCCCTGCTGAATGTAATAAGAGTTATCAAATAATTGACCGTCCGTTAGCGTATATGGTGACGATGAACCGACCCGCGGGATGTAAAACTTTGTGCCGGAGAAGGAGCTTGACGGGACGTAGGCCCCCAAATCAGTAAGCCTTACAAGGTCTGTCCCTGATACTGGTGTGAAAGAACTCTGCCCATGAGCTATGCTTGTAATGCCACCCGGAATGCTAACAGAGATCGGAGTAGATACATACGATCCTCCGGAATAAACATCCACCCCAATTGAGGTATTTGCAGAATTAACCGTAAGCGCCGCTATTTGAGATCCTGAATCAAAAAACCTCAATGTTTTAACACCCCCAGCAACTGCTCGCCCAATTGTCAGCCTGCCAAAAACACCTTCTCCGGCATCCGGCGTAATGCCCGGAACCATGGATATCTTCCCGAATACACCTGTTCCCGTTACGCCTAAATCACCGCCAAGCAACCCTGTGCCACTTATATTGAATGACCCAGTTTGAGTAGGCGTTGACTGGTTTCTGATATAATTCGAGCCGCCGGAAATTGGAGCGTACCTGATGTCATAACCATACATCGATTTAAACGTAGGTGCTTTACCGGATGCATTGGGCGCCTGATTAAAAGACCACGTACTATCAGTACCTACAATGCCACGGGAAATGGCATTCCCAACATTCGAGTAGCCAGTTGGCGATTGGGCGCTGGATAGCAGCGGAAGAAGTAATAAGGCGTAAATTATTTTTTTCATGTTACGATATAGCTAATTTTCTATTTACTGAATTGTCGTATGTAAATGGAATTACAAAAGTAGTGATTGCGTCAGAAACAAACGTGACGACAGGCTGAATGACCCCCCCTCCAAGGTTCCACACATTTGCGGAAACCTCGTACCAGTCACTTAGGCAGCGCAGGTTATTACCGTAAGATTGTACGTACGTTATAGTGGTTCCTGGTATAAGGTCGGTTTGCCATTGTATAGTGATATCCGCAGATGTTCCTGCAGGGATTAATATTTGTCCAGGCACATAGTTGCTGCCACTTCCGCCCGATGGCCCCTGCCCGGATATCAGATAAGGATCTGCGCCGGAAGCAATCGAAGGGATCACAGCAACATCGACCATGATCGAATTAGCAGGAACGGCAGGAATGGTCGGAGAAATAGAGGCTGTGCCTTCCAGTATATGAATCAGATCGTCATTGCTCGCATATATCAAATCGTAGCGTAGATAATTAGCGTCTGCTGGCGATAATGTGAATTGCGTTTGCGTCAGGATCTGGTATTGTGCGTTGTTAATGTACCAGCTGCCAGCCAAGACTGTCACTACAAATCCATCTATAAAGCACTGCAATCCTGTTCGAATTGAATCAGGAACAGTAGAAGGAGAAATATTTATGGTATAAAGTGTTACCCATATGCCTTCATTGTTTTCCCAAATGGTAATCACGCCGGCGCCGTTGTCCTGTTTATAGTAATCGCCAAACTGGCCTACCCCATCGACTGGCGCTACTGATCCCTCTGTCCACGTTGGGTACTGAAGAGCGTTTAATGTGGTTTGTAGAAATTCCTCCAGGTTAGTGGTAGCGTCACCTACATCAACAGGGTCAATGCTATCTATGGCTACCTTTTCAGTAACAGTGGTATTGACCGCGTTTATAAGCGCCTGTAATGCATCGGTAAGTGCTGACATTGCCCTAAAGTTAGGTAAATTCTTGGGTAAATTCTTGGGTAAATATTCCGCCTACTCCGCTCGGATTGATATTATTTGCATCTTGCGTTATAGGGCCATCTACCGTGCCACTGTAATGAGGTACACCGGGGACATCGTTCGTAACTGCATTCTTAGCAAATATTTCCCGCAGCCTGGCATTCTTTACCTGCTTATACTTCAAATCATACGTCCCTGAAAGAATTGTAAACTTCTTGGATGAGAATCCGGGATCAAACGGAACAACGATCTGAAGTATGTCCAGCGGAGACACGTTTTGCGTGGGGAGCGCCCGTATGCTGCAATCCAAGTACCGGAAAGGAGCCTGATACATGGTCATCGCCGCCCGGGCAATAGCCAGGCCCAATGGTAACGCGGTCGCGGTTTGGCCGTAGTCCTGCCAGAACTCGGTATATGATCCTTTTACCTGTATTGCGTACAGGTCGATGGTTAAATTTTGCGTCTCTGCCCCATTTGGGGCAAAAATTAACGAACTCCCCAAATCCCCGAACAAAAGGCTTAGTGAGTTTGCATCATCCTTTTTAGGGGTAAAAAAGCCAAGCTGTTCGCTGATGTAATCGATCCCGGTTGAGTAAGAATTGTTAGTTTCGTTTGAAACTGATATCTCAACATCATCAATTGACGTTAGCTGATATGGGGCTAAAATGAAATTATCGACATCTAGCCCTATTGGTTCAAGGTAGTAGTATTGTACGCCAAACAACTGAATAAATATATCTCCATCTTCAGGCGTAGGTGGTGTGTCTATGGAAAAGACATAATATAACGAGTTTAATGGCTGGAATGGCAGTTTATATGTGGCCGCAGATTGGCTTTGAACCCATTGAAAATTAGTGTTGAAGATATCATTTGTGAGGTAATACGATCCTACCTTAATTCGAAAAACAAAATAAGCATCGCCTTTCGGTTTAGATAAGCTTATAGTTAACCTAAATTTAGATCCTGCTCGCGTGTTGATTGGCATCGCCTGTATCCATTTACCAGAATTGGCAGATTCATTAAATTGAAGGGAATAGTCGTCGACAAGCACAGAAGCGCCGCCGCTGCCCTTTACAGTGTTTTGGATACGAGAAACATCGATACCGCCGTACTTGCTCCAGTAAGTGAAATTCGACCCGTCCCATAGCTCGAAATCTCCATTAAATACATAGGCTGGAACGTCCCCATAATACAGCGTTGACGTTATGCGCTTGTAAGCATTACCAATGCTCATTTCCGGGTATCCATCGCAGAATGTTAGCTCTTGGTTCTGGCCGATCACCCTAAGCGGCTGCACATTTTCACCGCGCAGGAAGAAACCGGTGTATGAATAAACACGCATTCTTATCACCTGGTTTGAAAGTTCGTTCAGCCTCCTGAAGTGCCACTTACCGCCAGACTGTTTAATGAACCCGAAAAAGTTCTCGCAGATCGCCTCAAGCACATCATAACAAGTAAGTATGTGACCCTTTTGATCTGAGAAACGTAACGGGTTAATAACCGCCTGCGCGAGTGGATCGTCGTTTAGACCGTTGACCATGTTGGTTGCATAAATGTTACAAACCGTGCAAACATCAAGCTCCAAATTGGTCATTGCAAAACAATAGCAAAGTACATCCTTCAAGGTTTGGTTACCGGTAGGCACCGGATACGTGATCATTTGCAGGCTGCCAAGCCCATCTGTGAGACGTATTTCAACGTCATACGGAGGGGCAATAAATGGCTCATTGCAGCTGTCCGGTATCACGTAGCCCTTATATGTCAACGTGCCACTAGTAAGGATCTCGCATAGATACTCCCTTTCATCGCTGGTGTAAAATTCAGCCAGCTTAAAGTTCTCATCAACATTCAACCCGATTATGCATTCACTCGACTGTATGCCGAACATTTTCTCCCCGATATCCTTATACTGGATCTGAACCGGCGATTCGCTGCCGGTTGTTATCTCAACAACTTCTCCCGTATAGTTCTTTTTGTAGAAATTTACCGTTATGGTTGATTGAATGCCTTCCTGATTTCCGATGTCGCAGAACTCAAAGAATTTGTAAAGCCCATATGTGAGCGGGCCGAAAGGCGATGGCGGAAGGCCAGGGGTTGGCAGCGGAACGACATAGCCACACTTAGTAGCATTTATGTCAGTCTGAACATACACGAATGGCTCGCAGTTTTGAGCGTATACGCGGTAATTAGTGAATGTTGTTAAGTTGCAAAACTCCGTAATTAATTGCCCCTCCGAATACCTTCTAACTGATTTTTTATAATCGGACTGGCATGGAAGGTTCATGTATTCTTCACCAGGAACACGCTCATTAGTAACTACACCGTTTTCATCTATCAGAACGTTTCTGTATCTCCATGACGCGAGAAATCCGCTTGGCTTAACTTTTATCTGATCTATTACCCAACTCATCCCTGACGTGAATTTTTACGCTGTGTGCGGTTATATGAGATCACAATGTCTTCGCCGGAGATCCTGGTATCGGCAATAAAAATCTGAGTTTCATTTCCCCCGAATAGCCCTGCCGCCCTGGTTGCCGGTATCACATCAGTTCCGGGGGACAGGTTAACCAATGCCTCGTTTTTGTGAACCTTAGCTATGCCTCCGGCGAAATCGGTTACCCCATGGGCAAATCCCGGAATCCTCCGCTGGGTGCTTCCCGGCGAGTTTTGATTATCATCTTTGCCTATGTTGGCAGAAAAACCTTTAACCGCGGCACCGACAGCCACAAGCGCCGTGCCGGCAGCAATAGCGGCAATTGGGTTACCGAGCTTAAGCGCTGATTTCAATGCCAATGAGGCTACCCCTGCTGCAATCGTAAGCTTTCCAAACTGCATGAGAATGTCGCCGATCGTTCCAAGTATAGAGGCTCCGAATGCCTCCAATACGTTGTCTCCATTCGCGAGTGCCGACCCAATAGCATCACCAATGCCTGAAAAACCGGACGTTATACCATTGCTAATGAGGCTCGCCGTGTCTTTCGCAAACTGAGTGACTTCCGGGACAAACTTTTTAATTTCTTTTTGCGCCTTGGGAAGATTCGCCGTAAGGCCCTCTAGCCCCAATGTGCTCTGTTGCTGGCTTGTTGTGGATTCAAGAGCCTTAATCTGCGCATTTAGTCCCGCTATAGCGTCTTCGATGGCAGCTACCTTTTCCGCGTCATCGGTTCGAAAGATATCGCCCTGTAGGTCGAAGATTTCTTTTTTCGCTTTGGCGATCAAACCTAACTTATCTGCAACGGTAGTAGTTTCAAGGAGCTTTAGATCTTCACGATCTTTTTTTGTCAGCGCCCCGCCTACGCTTCCACTGATCACGGCGCCTTTTTTTACCTCTTCGGTTATCTTTTCCTGCAAACGCAATGACGCGTTCTGAAGGTTGTAGTTTACGGCTTCGAGGTTATAAATGTTTTTACGGTATTCCAGCACTACCTTTAAAGCGTCCTGTTCTCGCTTGCTTTGGGCAGACCGAAGCGCTTCGCTATTATACAGCCCCGTTCTAACCAGTTCTTGCCTATTTTTTTCCCGAACCTTTTCAAGTTCATCCTCTGCCTTACTCAGTTTTCCTCTGAAATCGGCTATTTTTTCTTCATTGGTTAATTGATCTGTGGCGTTTTTTGTGATGATATCTATCGCTGCCCTGGCTCTTCCGGTAGCAATGATAGAGTTTGTTAGTTTATCGTATGCCACCGAAACATTTTTAGATGCCTTTTCCTCGAATGACAGATTTCCAAAATATGCAGGGTAAAGTTCCTGAATCTGTTTATAGGTCTCTTTTCTCTTTTCAAGGGGCAACGATGCGTTACTATAAGCCGAATAAAGAGCCTTAAGCGTGGCAAGTTCTTTGGCAGAATCTTGGGCGCCTTTTACGCTTGCTTCGCGCACATCCTCCAATGATTTTAAATAATCTTCATTTGACTGGGTGCTTTCATCAACCGCTTTTTTATTGTTTGTAAGTCCTCGAGTCCATGCGCTAGTACCTACCTGAAGAAATGTAAGACCGGCAATTAAGGCTGAAAAGCCCAACCCAAGTAACCCGATTGATGGGATCAACTGTGTTAAATTGTTCTGAATCCCCATTAATCCGAACGGAAGATCCTGTATTACCCGGCCCCAATTCTGATAGGTTGCCTGAGATGTTGACATCCTAAGAGCCGCACTTGTAACGGCTGCGCCAGTCCTGGTTGCGGCAGCAGTAGTTTGGTTTAAAGCAGCTGTGGTTTGACGCGATGATGTCGTTACCGAGTTGGCAGCTCTTTGGAAATTGGCACCAAAAGTAAATGGAGTTTGGTTGAGAATGGTAAACGACCTCGTAGCTTGGTTGGTGGCATTCGTCATGCCATTAGCCGCAGACGACGTTACCTGCTGGGCGCGGGTAAGTCCTGCAACCAAGTTTGAAATATCTGCGCCTACGCTTACTACTAACCTTGGCCCCTGTGTTGCCATTTCAATGATTTAAAAAGGTTTATTTTAGCTTGTACCTGAGCATCTGTTATTACCGGGGCAGCCAGATCCCCTGGAAGCTTCCAGTATTCGTGCTCGCCCCTTGGAATATCTTTCGGATTAACATGCGGGGCAATCAGAGTCACATAGCACAATTTCCGTAGCTCCTGCTTTTGAATAAGCCTGTTTCGCTCATAGCCTATCCGCATTAGTGTAAATTGCTTTTCTGTTATGCGAACAAACTCCCATGGCTTAAGATCGAGCTTGGTATAAGCGAAAATCTCTATCTCATCCCAATCTATTCTTCGGTTTCGTCTTCGCTTTTTTTTTCTTCGCCCGCTTCCGATTTTGGGATCATAGCTATCAGCTTTTTCCCGGCCCGGCTTTCCATGAAACACTTTTCTATATCAGCGATTTCCTGCTGATCTCCGTCCATGAGTTCCTCGGCCCAAACATAAGCCTCCTCGAATGTTGGCGGCTTTTCTCCGGTAAGGTCAGCCCCGTTCAAAAGACCTGCATATATCGCATTGATAACTGACTTTTCCTTTGTCAGTGGCTTTCCCGTCCTAACCGTTTCATCGAGTGACCTAGTTGCGAACTCACGAACCGACAGCATGCCGAAAAACAGCGTTCGCCCACGAATGACTATTTTCCCATCCATTTATTACGTGGTTGCAGTTTGGGTGAAGATCTCCCCGGTAATGGTAAATGTTCCCGAAAATGTTTTCGCCTGTTTGTCGGGGTTCTGGTCAGCATAGGCGGTAAAATAACCTACCCCGTATCGAACCGAATAAAGCTCGTCATCAAACTGCGCTCCCCAAACCAGTGTTCCGTTTTTGGCAAGTTCGAAAACCTTGTTCATGTTATAACGACCGTCATCGTCAGCAAGCTTAACAGCCATGCCATTCATGCCGAACGTGCCTGACTTCTCACCCGGTATAGATGAGGCCCACAATCCGTTGCATTTATTTGACGTGGTAATCGGCGCTACCGAAAAATCGAAACTGTTGTCAGTTAAGCACACCACCGGCTCGAAGTCGCCGGGAAACTCAACATCATATCCGTTCGTGGTTATGGGTGTAACCTCATCGATAAAGAACAGGGTTCCCGTTCCATTCATTACTTCTTCAGACATTGTGATATTTTTTAGTAAAGATAATACTTTATGTTGTTAATTGATTTTGCTTTATGCTGTGATTTAAAATGAGAATGTTACGGTAAACGCGAGATGCTTCAAACTCACTAAAAAGGTGCTGAGATGATACAAGGTAACCATTCCATAATTGAGCCTCAGGAAACGGAAGATCGATTTGATTTA